CAATAATGAAAAAGTCTCTGAGAGTAAGGCTGAACCAGATAGCAGTTATTAAGAAACGACGTAGCATCTTCTAGTTCCCTTTTAAGGTCCGCATTCCACTTCAAATGCTGCATGATAGACTTGAAATCCTTTTTGGCTTCAAATAATTCTTGCAACAATACTGCTCTCATATGTTTATTTATCACGAGGGTTCCGTTCTATAAAAAAAGCTACACTCCGTATTCTGTTTCGAGGTTCTCGATTGGCAATTCGTATATTGTTCCTTTTTTGTCTTTGAAAGTGACTAGAGATTTTCCTGATATACAATTCAGTGTATCGCCTCTGATTGAAGTAGCGGTAGTAGTCGACACGATAACACTCGAATCATTCTCCAAGGTCATTCCTGTCTTAGCGTAATCCTTTACGCCCGGCTTAATATAATTGGGAAGCTGTTCATAAGCAAGCCGAATTCTTTTGAAAATGTTAATTGCTGTAGTCTCTTTGTTGGCAACAATAGCGGCACGGTAGTCTTTGTTGAAACATACCATCCAAAGAACAAAGATTGTCAAAAGCGTAGAGTTGTGCGTGGGGATCAAAGACCTTCCGGCAAGATATAGACTATCAGGAGAGTCCACAGTAATACACCGTACTGGGACACTCTCGCACAACTCTACATTCTTAATATAAAAAAATCTCGCTCGGCTTGCGGTTGTCGTGCTGATCTTTAATCGGTCTCGCTTGAACGGAATTGTTACAACAACTTCTTCGGGTTTGAACACCACGTCCCTGGTTACTTTCTTTGCGACACCGTGCAAAGTAGCAACTCTGGTCATCACCGTGGCTTTGTACCCCAATTCCGTGACCAACCGATGAACCTGTTCCGTCAGCACCTCGTTCGAATTGTTGAAATATGCCATGCCATTTCGGTCGATATATCCATCGGAGTCCATCAACCCTTTGAGTAAAGCAATTTTCTGGTCTCTGCTTGCTGAAAAATATGATTCAGGAATGTGTTTATTTTTATACAAGCCCTCTCGACGAATGAGAGAGCTTAAACTATGTACGTGTTTGCTCGATGAAACGGAAATAGTAACGTAAGTAGAGTTGCAATAATCATACGTCCTTGTTGTAATATTATCGAACTGTTTCGATTGCTTAAGCTCGCCAAGAACGTGATCCAAATCCCTGCTTCCGACAATAACACTTCCTGCTTCAGAGGACCCGTCTCCCAGCCAATATCCGAGAATATAAGGTTCGATCGGAAGATCTGATTCCTCGTTTTTTAGACCATCTTTACAAATTGGTAACCGGTGGGCGGGCTCTCTGGTTCCGGAGACCAGCAACGTATCGTAGATTTGTTTGGTCGTTTTCACTGACCCGACTGATCCCTTCTGTCTTTCCCTCCGATGCTGTGTGAACCACTCATGTTCCGAATCGGCTATAATAGTTTCTCCAGTATCAAATGTTACTTTATAACACTCCCGCTGGTGCAATACTTCATGAGCTTGGGTTACCTCAATCGGCTTTCCGTCAGTTCCGTACACAAAATCTCCACGTTTGATGTTTCCCATCACAGTCCAACCGTTTGTCGTCCTAATCGGAGTATCCAGAGCTAGTGCTTTCCCGGTTTGTCGTGCGGACAACAAAGACACGAAGCGATTGTCAGCCAAAGAACGAAGAATCCTTCTTTGGGCCTCGTATAGTTTTATTTTCTGTTTTCCTTTGTCGATGGTTACAATGAAGAAGAAGTTCTCGGCAAAGTATACGACGTCTGCCCGACACCGCTGAAGTTCCAACACCATGTCGGCAGTAAAAGAATACTGGGCTCCCGCTACCGGAATGTTCTTTGCCCCTCTATAATAAAAAGAAGCGTCAACGGGATCTTCGTTTATTTCCTTTATCTCTTCATTATCTGAACTATTAAATCCTTGCTCTGTAAATTTGTCAATGTTTAACTCCGCATCTAATAGTTGATCTTGAGTCTGCGAACTTAAAGATTCCTTGGGAACCACGGCGGCATCAATAGAAGGGGTGATGGCTAATTGACTTCTGGTTTTGTACGGATCTCTTATAAGAGGCAGCATCAACTCCGACCCATCATCCTTATCAAAAAGAACGGTCCGCTTTTTGTGAGGTTTTGGATGTTTTCGGGGACGACCTTTTTTTGGTTTATTCTTACTGCCTTTTGGTCTGCCGCGTCCTCTCTTCGTGCTCCCCTCAGACTCAGACGACGGGGGTTTATTCTCGTCGGCGTTCATACTTACGGTCGGTTTGAAGCGATGTCCATGAACGTAGAACGAAGGAGATCAACAACCGCTGCTTCGTCTTTAGCAGACGGAGCATATAAAATAGACACTTTCTCGTCATTCATGTCATAACCAAGAACCAAAAAAGAGCTCAAATACTCTTGTGCTATTACAGAAAGATGTGACATTTCCTGCACCTGTTGCTTATGAGTGTCATCAGATTCTTTCTTAAATCTCGTAAGAGCTTGCAGCAACATTTTTTGGAGCTTGACTTGTTCGGATGCAGGTACCCCCTCAAGTCCCTCCACAGTTGCTTCAGCCGATAACGAATTTCCTACAGAATTATCTTCAGGGGGCTTTGGCTTTTGGTCGGAAAGCGGCTCTGATCTTTTCTTTTTTTTAGAAGCCATCATATTGTATTTATTAAGCGGCAACAACTCTCTCCGTACCCCTGATTCCATGCTTAACTAAATGCTCGATTAGTACTTCAAATGAACTAGTTTGTAGCCGTAAGCGATTAGGCAAATATTGACCGCCATCGTGGAGCTCAAAATAGTTGTCCCCAAAATACGGATCGTTAATATAACAAGTACAGAACACAGAAGCGCCAGCCGGATCAATCATAATAGTCCAAGCTCTTGGGTCCCCCTCAGAGTATTCAGCAAATAATTTATTTGCCATATACCCCGCATCTCTTAGCCGCTTTAACGTGTAACCAAGTGTTGTTAGTTTATTAGCCATGCAGGCTAATTAAGACGATTATCTGACAAGTCCAGAGATTACGTACTTTGTACTCCCCGACTCAAACGAGAATATTTTCAGCTGCTGATTTACAGCGACGGACACAAAATCCTGTGCAAAACTCATCAGTAAAAGACTCTGGATATTCAGGGGAATAGGAGACTTAATTCCTTCCCCGCTATACTCGTCTGCAATATCCAAAGTCACCTCGTTTGTGTTGTGCTTTTGATCATCCCCAATACGAGCATATACCTTACTTCCCTCCGTAAAGACATACAGCTTCTCGGCTTCGGGTATAATCGAGTTAAACCTTAGAACTTCTGCAAATTTTGCTTTCGGCATCTCAAACCCTGTCTCGAATTCAAGCGAATTGATTTTTTCCTCGTTGATAGCCTTCTTAGCTGAAACAAAAGATTCGTCCAGCAAATGATACTTAAACGTAAAAACAGGACTCTTGTATCTAACAAAATTATCTTCGATTGATAATACAATACTATCAGAATCGATACCCTGAATCAGCCGAAGAAAGCTCTTACAGTCCGGAATGATCCATTTAGACACAATCGATGCTTCGCAAGGTGCAGAAGCCAGCATGATTGTAGATCCGTCTGCTGTAGTAACCAACGTTTTAATTCGTTCTCTGCTCGGAGCAATTTCCAAACAGACGTTTTCTGCCAATTTGCTAGCAGGATTCAAAACACTATCTACAAATTCTCTCTTGTTAAGACTGATTTCCATTATGCGGGTTTATTAAAAAATCGACGAGCTCTTACAGAGACCTCCGAGGTCTCTAGCGCCGTCGCAATGCGCTCAAGTGTAGCGCCAATTTGCTCCAAAGTCAATTGTAATTTTTCGTCTACTACTTGTCTAGACACAGGAACAGGAACGGATGTTGCTGGAGCAGGAGCTAGAGATGATGGTGGAACAAACATTTCCTCTGCAGCGGGAGCTGGTTGGTGTTGGACAGCCGGAAGCGGATACATAGCTTCTGCTTCGGCTTGCAATGCTGCCATCATATTACGTTGCTGCCTGCCTTTGTCTTGTTTTATAAGCGGACTTAAAAATTCCCTCGGATCAATACGAGCAGAAGGCATGCTACCTCTGTTATCAGTCACGTTTTGATCTATGTTTAGAAGCTCGCTGCCAAAAATCTTAGCGATGGTCGCAGTCGCGATGGAGTCCGAATTAAATGCCATGTAGTAAATTTACTACACTTCAGGAATAAATCAACTTACCGAATTCCGTGGCCCGTTACAATATACATTATTCCTACAAAACCAAGAAAGTTTGCAACCATCCCGATCCCAATCGTAACCCACATAAATTTCTTGAGTCCGTCGACAGTCGAACCTAAATGATTGACACGGCTTCTCAATCCGTT